GTAAGAAATCCATACGAGTGCCATTTGGAGTCGACTTAAAACCAGATCTTGTTGACCCTATAGCTCACTGGATCCAGTGTTCTGGACCCGACTTCGCTGCCAAAAGAGTAAAGGCCCTTAAAGTTTGGGCGTTACACATTCTAGCAGGCGACCGGGATTATTCGGAACCCTGGTTTAAGAAAATCCAGTATAGGGGCTATACCATACCAAGGCTAAACATATTTAAGTACTTCTTAGACAGCCTTACAGATCTAAAATCTGTGAAAAAGGTTCTAATGGTACTTAATAGTTACAAGCTATGGCTTTTGGGTTCACCTTCCTTATCATCGGTTTGTGGACAGGAAAGATCATTACCAAGCGATCCCTATATTCCTCACTTACGGAAGTATGTCTCGTTGCCTCATGTTCCTGATCAGGTTCTAGAACCTGAGCTGAGTGTCAACACTCGTACTAAGTACTGTGATGACTGGGGAAGAACTCATTCTGGCCCTTTCGGTACCCTAGATGATGAGCTCCCAGCTCAGATAGCTCTAGACTGGCAGGAGATGAATGAGGATCCTCAATGCTTGGGAAGGTTAATTCCTATCCCAGACAAAGGAAAATGGAGGAACATTCTGGTAGGTCACTTTGCTCTTCAACTAAAAACTAAGAAATTAGCTGACTGGTTGAGGCAGTGGCTCTGGAGCCGGCCTGAGGTAGCGTCGGGGGACCAGACTAAGATGTCGGATTTCATTATTGATTCTCTAAACAAGGATCGATTTATGATGTCGATAGACTTGTCTGAGGCAACCGATAGGCTATCCCGCGACTTACAGATAAAACTACTAATCTCGATGGGGGTACCAGAGGAGTATTTTTCCTTCTTTAGGTTACCTTTCTTTTACCTGTCCGAAGACTATGGTAAAGGAGGGAAGAACCTTTTGAAAGGTTATTACTCCAATGGCCAGCCCATGGGACTATATCTTTCATTCCCAATGTTCGAGTTAGCGCATTATGTCATCCTCAAGTTTGCAATTGCCACCTCAATAGGAGCAAAGTTTTGCATTTGTGGTGATGATGTGTGCATTAGCTGCGATGAAAAGGATTCGTCTTACATCTATCAACGTTATAAAAACTTGATAGAGAGGTTTGGAGGTGAAATATCTTCCAGTAAGACACTGTTAAGTAGTCGTTTCGCTGAGGGTGTTGGAGCAATTTTTCTTAAGGGAATACAAAAGGAAATACGTATCCCTTCTGGAAAGCTTTCTTCACTCGAGGCCTTTACTCCAGGAACTTGGTTGCATAAGAAGATAGTTCAACTTAGTCCGGTTGGTCGTGCC